TGTTTACCTTGTAACCACCGCCAGCGGATTCAGTACCGGGAGCACGAAGCTGCATTTCCGACCGATACCAATAGGAACGATCATAGGTGTAATAAAGATCGGAACGCTTCTGCACCGGAACAAGTGGGAATACGCGATCAGCAACGAAGTCAGTCTGCGCTTGACGCCAAGCGATAGAAATGTTAGTAAGTGGGCGATTAACGTGCACACTGGAAATAGTAGGGTTAGGCATGTTTTAAATTCCTCGAATCAATTAGGCCGGATCAATACCGTTCTTGTCAAACTTGAGCGGGATAATCTCGCCAGAGGCACCGCCAGCAAGGGCAGTTCCGAGCATATAATCGCCGTTCGCGGAAGTGTTTGCGACACCAGAAGCGCCAGACGAAACAGCAGCGCCAGCCGCAACAGTTCCACCGAGCTTAACCTTAGTCACGCCACCGATTGCAATGCAAGTTGCTTCACCAAGAGCGGGCGTGTCCTGAAGAACGCCGAAAGCGTCTTCGCCATCGCCGCAAAGCACAACCTGCTTGGCAGTCGTATTGGTCTTTACAAAAAGGTACTGATTGGAAGCGGCGGAAAGGTCCGCGCCAGCAATCATGGTGACAGTTTCAATTTTTTCTTCATAAGCCATGATTACTTAACCTCTGCAACCAGTTCGGGATTTTCTTCGTAAGCCTTTACAAGCGCTTGTTCCTTAGTCAGGCGAGTATCAGCCTTGCGAATTTCTTCGGCGCGCTTTTCCAGCTTCGTTTCAGGATCATTTTCGTCAAGCGCCTTCTTCACGCCAACAGTCTGGAACGCAAAAGAATTTGCTTCATTAGCAGCCTTAAAGACGGATTCGGCATATTCAGCAACGGACTTATCGACCGTCGAAAGAGCCTTCAGGAGAAGCGCCTTTTCGCTATCGGTGCCAGGAAGATTTGCAAATTCTTCAGCGGCGCGCTTTTCCAGCGTAGCAATTTCAGCGGCCTGTTCAGCCTTAGCAATCCGTGCTTCAGCATCAGCGAGACGCTTGAAAACTTCAAATTGTGCAGCACCAACGACACTCTTGGAGATAGTTTCTGCACCAACGACGATAGTTTCATCGTTCTTCTTAAGATCGTCCATGGTCTTCTTCTTATCCTTTTCAGAAGCCTTGGCCCAATCAGCCTTGGCTTTGTCATCCATCTTAGCAAAATAAGTCTTTTCTTCGTCACTCATCTTAGCGAGAAGTTCGACTTCTGCCTTGGCAACTTCCGCATCGGCAAGTTTCTTCGTCAGTTCATTCACAGTTTCAGTCATCTTTTCAATGTCGGCGGAAAGTTCCTCGACAGTCTTTGCAACTACGGCCATGTTTGTTTCCTTATGGTCCTGTTGATTATCGCCGAGGATATCGGCACGCTTCATGATCGTCATTTTTGCAGTAGGTTGCGCGGGCCGATCAACGCCCGAAATTTCCGTCAAAACGAAATTTCTAAGGATTTTCTTTTTCATTCGACATCTTCAAAAATTGGATTAATACCGCCAATAGAAAATCCTGTAAAATCACCATCGCGGAATTTCTTTAGTGTTGCTTCATTGTCCGGCTTCATCGCGACAAGAGCGCCAGTCTGTTTAACTTGAATATCAAGAGACTTGGCAATTTCAGTTGTCATGGGGAAAAGAAAAACAAATTTGCCAACAGGCGAACCGGAATGCATTTCTTTGGCAATAGCTCCTTCATCAGCGAACTTTGCCAGAGTTTTCAACATCGTTTCTTCTGGGATATGATGCCCTTGTAAATCATAATGGTCTTCACCATCAATTTTACAGACCATTGCATATCCGAAAACAAGTCCAAGGGATGAATCAACCTTGAGGACTTGCGTTTCAATTGAAAAGTCTTGCATTTCGTCTACCATTGCATTATTTCTCTTTATTTGTCAAGTATTATTTTAAATTAAATACGTTCTTCCCATGAAGCACTAAGAACGCCTGTGGAATCGGCTAATGCTGTCATGATAAAATAGTAAACTCCAATGGCGATACCGCGTGGTGCATTAAGATGGGAACCAACATTTGCGCTAAAATTGTTATTGTCAGAAGTCTTTGCCCAAAGCAAATCGAGTTCTGTACCGCCCGTATGTGTTCCGCCAGCCGTCAAAGAGTTTTGAACGGTATAAATAGGTGTTGGGCGTTCTGCCATATTATTACGAGCAAAAATCGGAAGTGTTTCCGAAAAAGTTCCGCCTTGTGTTCCACCTGTTTTTGTGTAAATCTTGACTTGACCGGAAACGAGATTGACACCAAAATCATTTAGAATTGTATCAACTGTAACATTTGCGCGAATGACATAAGTATTGCCACTTGTTAATGAGAATTCTTTGAAAGTCCTGAATTCACGCCCTGCAAAGAAACTTGTTTGACCAACGTCAACGCGAATGCGGCGATTTGGTCCTGTACCTCCATCCGTCAACAGATCAGTTGTCGGAACAATAGGGAAAGGAAAATCATCGGATACAGGCTGATTGTTTAATTTTACAGTTGATTTTGACATATCAATTCCTTATGAATTAAATTCTTTTCGCAGGATCAATATAAACCAACATTCTGCAACGACACCCGGCTATTTCGGATAAAGGTGCAGATGAATCATGAGGGTGTCTAAGGCGAGCGCCGGACGGTGAAAGGAATGTCGAGTTGAATGGAACCTTTTGTCCATCCATCCCTACGGAATGATTGTGAGTGCGCCTTACGCGCTTGTCGCGCATAGAACGCCATTCTTTGATAAGATCACTGTCAAAAAGCCCTATGGCTTCAACAGCTTTCTTTGACGCTTGTTCAATGGCAACGCTTGTAAGATTTCCAACAATGATTTTAGCAGTCGTTTCCGCTCGATAAGTAAGCATCCTTTTTCGATATGCTTCAACCATGCGAAGGATTTGAATTTCTGTTAACGGCTTTCCTGCCAGGATTTTAGCATCCATTGACTAGCGCCAGTGCCATTAACAAAAGACTGATCAAGATTGAAGTTACCCGCCCATGAAGCATTACCAAGTGTCACACCACTTTTTGATTCCGAAGCTGCGACTTTAAGTGAAACGCTACCTGCAAATGCCATGTCTTAATCCCCGCAAGAACGGCACCTGCCGTCATCTGTTCTTTGAAAATAATCTAACGTCGTAATGTATTTCTTTGCAAGAAGGTTTTCGTAATCAATATTTTCAAGTCCAAGAGGAAAGGGCTGAAACTTTTGAAAGACTTGACCTGTCTCATTAATTACGAGTTTCCGAAGGGTTACATAAGTTTCTTCAATCAATGTCGCCGTCTTCGTATTCTAGTTTGATAAATTCCGCTTCGTCTTTATCACGGGTTGAAGCGCCGATTTGTTTTCCGTCTTTATCGAGAACCTTAAACCAAGCGCCACTTTTTTCGATAGTAGCCGTTCTTTTTTCTTCCTCTAAGGGAAGTTCTTCTTCAATTTTGTCAGTTTCTTCCTCTACGGGAAGATTGTAAATTGAATCTTTAGTGGTAATCTTTCGGCTTTCCCAAAGGCTTTTGACTTTGTAAGTAGGAAGTAGGTCTTTTGCAAAACCTTCACCGGCCTTTAACTCTTTACCATTCAAAACCATGTCTCGCAGAACAACGTATTCCGCGTTAGGATCAAAACGCTTAAAAAAGTGAAGGCGGTTAAATCGTACTGTTGACAATGGGTTGACTTTCTGCTATTTGAAGGCTTGAATCAACGAGGAACTAAGATGCTCACTCAAGAACGATTAAAGCAGGTTTTATTTTATGATCCGATTGTCGGGGTTTTTGTTCGTAGAATTAGAACATCACGAAATATGAAAATTGGAGATTTTGCTGGTGGAATTGTTTCACAATCAAATTATGTCTTTATTGGGATTGATGGAAAACAATATCAAGCCCACAAATTAGCTTTTCTTTACATGAAAAATATATGGCCAAATGAAGTTGACCATATAAACCGAAATAGAAAAAATAATTCATGGAAAAACTTGAGAATAGTCACTCGCACGCAAAACAATGGTAATATGGGGATTTCTTCTCTTAACTCAAGTGGATTTAAAGGCGTTTCTTATAATAAAAGAAAAGATAAATGGAGAGCTTATATAAAGAAACAAGGTAAACAGCATCATCTAGGATATTTTGAAAACAAAGAATCAGCAGCGAAGGCTTATGATGTTGCAGCTATTAATTTCTTTGGTAAGGAGTATGCAAATACTAACTTCAAAGAAGGAAGTTAGGCGATTAATCGCCTAACTTTTAATCAATTGCCTAAAAATCAGGCAACGATACCATCAAAGAAAAATCCCAATTCCGGCGCAACAATTTTCATGTCATAAGCCATTTCGCCTTCAATGCGATCAGACTTAAGATGTTCAAGACGGAACTTGGAAATCTGGAAAGCACCGACATTACCACCAAGATAACCATTCCAGCCGAAGATATAACCTGCTGAAGGTGTAAGAATACTTGCGCGTGCAGGACGATAGCTAAGAAGTGCATGCTTACCTACAACAAAGGAATTGCTTTCGGTCGCACCTTCAGCAGCACTATTGCCTGTTGCAGAAGCGATAAGAACTTCTTCAACTTCAAATAGTTTGGCAAGAGTATCACGGCCTGCCATTGCTGGAGCACCAGGAGTCTGCCCATATTTTAATCTATCAATCGTATCAGGGTGATCAAGAAGCGCATTGTAAGTCTTAAGACCAAGAGTCAGAACATTCGGCATAAGGCCAGTACGTTCCTTAACAAAGGTCTTAGCCTGACGAATATCTTCAATCGGCGTCGAAGCTGCATCACTCCAATGGAGCTTATCGTTGTTTGATGCGTTGGTCGGATCAAAAGAACCGGCAGCAGTCGGCGAAGAAGCAACGCCATCAGCCTCAAAAGTCCAGACGCCACCAGTCATATAAGTGGAAGCGAAGTCCTTTTCCTTCTTAATCATCGCCTGAAGGTTAAGCCATTCAACGGAATCACGATCCGAATTCAGTGGAGTATCTTCATTTGCGCGAATCTGATCTGCAATGTCCTTGTGAAGGGCATATACATCAC